TGTTATGATCACACTTTGCATGATTCAACTTTGCCAGCTTTGAATAGAAATTGTGTTATTTGTTCTATGGGTGATACCAGAATGTCTGGAATTTTTATCCAAGGCACCATTCTAATGCTACCTAAACACTTTAGAGATTTAGCCGGTATTGAAAAGGGCAATATGACTATATATACTGATTCAGAACCGATTGAAGTTTATGTAGACTTCAGCGATCGACAACAGGTCAGAGTAGCTCAATCTATGGACGTTATGTTCATCCAGTTTACTTGTAATCGTCTGAATGCTTTTAGAAATATTGTGAATCACTTTATGCCTAAAAGTATGCTCAAGGATATTAACTTGGAACGCGTTGTAATGTACGGACGTATGCATACTAATCCACGACAATTTATAATTAGAAGCGCTAAGGGCGAGCGTATACAGGATATGAAATATAGTGTTGAGAATAATAGCGCTCAAATGGTCCAATGTGGGTTATCATATAAAATTGATACACGGCCAGGAGATTGTGGTCAAGCTTTACTTATTGAAAATCCTTCACTTAATAACAAAATTTATGGATTTCATGTTTGTGGCAGCCGTAATTCAAAAGTAGGTGTATCTCTTGGCATTCCACGTGAACTCCTTACTTCCGTGATTCCATTATTTCAGAAGACTCCTGCTCGACCAACTCAATTGTGTGGTGGATTTATATCTGAAGGATATCTTTCAAAGGATTTGTCCAGTGCCCGAGTTCTCCCTGGAGACGTTATGGCTGGTGAAGGAAATTTCACATACGTTGGAATCCTAGATAAATCGCTTGTTCCTTTTCGTCCAACTAAGACAGATTTATTGAAAACTGAAATCTTTGAAGAAGTTGTCCCTAGTGTTAAAGCGCCAGCAGTTTTACGACCTGTAATGCGTGAAGGTAAACTTATTCATCCAATGAAAGCTTCCTTAGATAAGTTTGGTAAGCCTCTTAAACCTTTCAATATGAGTTTTATTAAACGGATTGAGGACAAGTTGATTATTGATCATGCTGCGCCCACAAAACTTACGCGATATACTCCGGAAGAGATTATTGGAGGTCGTTCTGGTGGTTTAGGAAAGCTAGATCCTAAGACATCATGCGGTTATCCTTACGTCTTAAATAAAGTGAAGAAAACTGATCTCTTTGATTATGAAAACAATGAGATTATTAATCCAGAATTTCGGAAAGAGCTAGAGTTTATTGATCAAAAGCTGCAGAACGGAGAACATAGTACACAAATCTGGTCTGATTGCTTGAAAGACGAGAAGCGCGCCCTCGCAAAGATTGAAGCTGTTAAAACGCGAACTTTCACTATACCTTCGGTTATAACGTCATGTCTAACTCGTAAATATTTTGGCTCTATTGTAGATCACTTTACTGAAATGCGGATTAAGACCCCATATACAGTAGGTATTAATGCTGAGGGCCCTGAATGGAGTGAACTTTTCCGAAAACATAATTCTCATTCGCAGTATGTTATTGCTGGTGATTATTCCACATATGACG